TCAGAAGAACCCACGTTATATAAAGCCTTGGAGGACGATACAAAATGACCTTTAAAAAATTATCTCCTAAACAAAAAACCGTTTTCAAATGGTGCTATAAGGACGATTACAAGGCGATTATTTGTGATGGTGCTGTACGTTCGGGCAAAACCATTTGCATGATTACATCATTTATTTTATGGGCTATGAGACGCTTTGACGGCGCAACATTCGGTATATGCGGTAAAACTGTACGTTCGGCAGAACGTAATATTATTATGCCCTTGCAATCAATAGTTGATATTACACATTATTTCAAAGTTACTTATACCCGTTCCGTCAATCTGCTGACTGTTGAGGGTATGGGGAAGAAAAATTATTTTTATGTTTTTGGCGGTAAGGACGAATCGTCTTACATGCTGATTCAAGGCATCACGTTAAGCGGCGTATTTTTTGACGAGGTGGCATTAATGCCGCGTTCATTTGTTGAACAGGCAATAACCCGTACCCTATCAGTTGAACAAGCTAAATTATGGTTCAACTGCAATCCGGACAATCAATTCCATTGGTTTTATACCGAATGGATTCAGAAGGCTGACGAAAAAAATGCATTGCATTTGCACTTTCTTATGTCAGATAATCCTATTCTCTCCCCTGCACAATTGGAATCTGCTGAAAAACAATTTACAGGAGTGTTTCATGACAGATATATTAAGGGACTGTGGGTATTAGCGGAGGGGGTTATATATGATATGTTTTCAAAACAGAAGCATGTACTTTCTGAATTACCCAAAATTGATGATAATAATGCAAAATACATTTCCGTGGACTATGGCACGCTGAATCCTACTGCATTTTTATTGTGGGAAAAAGCAAAAGACGGCAGATGGATTTGTGCCAAAGAATATTATTATGACGGCAGATTAAAAGGCGTGCAAAAAACTGATGAAGAATATGCGAAAGATATGATCGAATTTATTGGCGATAAAAAAATAAGATTGATTATCGTAGACCCATCGGCGGCAAGCTTTATAGCGTGTCTGAGACGAAAAGGGCTTCCGGTGGGCAAAGCTGATAACGATGTTTTGGAAGGAATTAGATTTACAAGTTCACTTCTTGAGGGTGAAAAGATTGCGTTTATGAATTGCTGCACGAATGCCATTTCAGAATTTTCAGCATATGTATGGGACGAAAAAGCGGCAAAGCACGGTGAAGATAAACCGATTAAAGAACATGACCATGCAATGGATGCAGTAAGGTATTTTTGTAATACGATATTAAACAAGAAAAATCAATGGCTTTATTAATGGAGGTGAAAAAATGCTGACAGCTGAGGAAATACAGCGGATTATTTCAGAGGATTACAGTTCTGAAAAGAAACTGCATGCAAGAAAAGGGCAGTCATATTATGAAGGGGAGCATGACATAAAAGACTACCGTTTATTTTATTACAATGATGACGGAATTTTGGTTGAAGATAAGTACAGAGCAAATTACAGGATTCCACATGCTTTCTTTGCCGAACTTGTAGATCAGGCGGTACAGTATATGCTTTCGGGTGATGAATACATAAAATCGGATATACCGGAACTTCAGCAAGAACTGGACGATTATTTCAACTGCAATGAAGATTTTTCCGCTGAATTATCGGAAACGCTTACGGGCTGTATAGCAAAAGGATTTGAATACATGTACGCCTATAAAAATTCCGAGGATAGAATTTCATTTCAGTGTGCCGATTCTTTGGGGGTAGTTGAGGTTCGATCAAAGGATACTGACAGCGATACGGATTGCGTAATTTACAAATATATAGACCGCATTGAAAAAGGGTATAAAAAAATAGCGAAAATTCAGGTATGGGATAAAGAACAGGTTTATTATTTTGTTCAGAGTAACGATGGAAAAATTGAAAAAGACGAATCAGAAAAAATAAATCCCAGACCGCATACTTTATATTCAAAGGGTGAAAAGACGTATTTTAAGGGATTCGGATTTATTCCGTTTTTCCGTCTGGACAATAACAAAAAGCAAATTACAGGACTAAAAGCCGTAAAAGACCTGATTGATGATTACGACTTAATGGCTTCAAGTCTTTCAAATAATCTTGCTGATTTTGATACTCCGGTATATGCAGTAAAGGGTTTTCAGGGCAACGACCTCAACGAATTGCAGCAGAATTTAAAGACAAAAAAGATGATCGGAGTTGGGGAAGACGGTGATGTTGATGTAAAAACCGTTGATATACCGTATCAGGCAAGACAAGCCAAGCTTGAACTTGATGAGAAAAATATTTACCGATTTGGAATGGGGCTTAATACTTCCGGATTGAAAGATACCAACGCTACAACCAATATTGCGATCAAGGCGGCGTACTCACTGCTTGACCTGAAATGTTCAAAGCTTGAAATCCGCTTAAAGCAATTTTTGAGAAAGCTTTTAAAGCCGGTACTTGACGAAATAAATGAGCATAACAAGACCGATTATCAAATGAAAGACGTTTACTTTAATTTTAAGCGTGAAGTTATGAGCAATGCGCAGGAAAACGCACAAATTAAGCTTACAGAAGCGCAGGAACAGTCTGTGAGAATCAATACGCTGCTGAATCTTGCGGCGCAGCTTGACAATGAAACGCTTATGCAGAACATATGCGAGGTACTTGATATTGATTACGAAGAAATTAAGGATAGGCTTCCGGATTTGGAAAACGCAGACGAAAGTCTTTTAGCTGCCGAATCGGCAATTGAAGGAGAAGATATATCAGACGAAGAACAGCAAACACAACAAGCCGTACTTGACATGTTAGAAAGTTTATTAGAGGAGTTTGGTTAAATGGCATATGCAAGTAAATATTATGACCTCGTAAAGGCGCACGAGTATTATGAAAAACATAAAGAGCTTAAAGGTCGGCATTCTACAAAAGGCATGACGAATTCCCAAAAGGAAATGGCGGCGTATGTCAAGGATAAGCTGAGTGCAGAGAAAAAGCAGAAGCTTGAAGGCGTAACCAAAAAGGCACAGGGGCAAAGAGCAGATGTTACCGCTGCTGCCAAGGCAAAAAGAGAAATGTTTGCGAAGTCATGTTCCAATATAATTACCAGTCTCAGAACTAAATTGCAAAATATGAATCCGGACCAAAAGAAGTTTGCTAAGCAGCGTATTCAGGAGGAAATTTCTAAAGTACGGGAAACATATGCAAAAAGAAAAGCAGGTGTTACATCTGATGCAAAAAATCAGAGAAACTCAATAAGCGCTTCTGCTAAAACCGAAAAGGCAAATATACGTACTGATTACAATAATAAATATGCGGAAGCTCTTAAGGATATAAGGAAAAACGCAAAATGAATAATCGGCAAAAGGAACTGCTTAAACATCAGCTTAAAAGTGAAAAAGAGATACTTTCTGAATTGAAAAAGATTTATGAATCGTCTCTTTCGGAAATTGACGAAAAAATAAAGATACTTTTATCCGATGAACTTACACAGTCAAAAATTTATCGGATAGAATATCAGAAAGCGTTAAAAGGTCAGGTCTCTGCTATACTTGAAAATCTAAACAGCAATCAATATGAATCGGTAAGCGATTACTTGAAAGATTGTTATGAAGACGGATTTATTGGTACGCTTTACGATTTGCAGGGGCAGGGAATACCGTTGATTTTTCCTATTAATCAGGAAGAAATTGTTGAAGCTATAATACTTGACAGTAAAATTTCCGAGGGACTTTATACTAAAATGGGGAATGATATCGGAAAATTGAAAAAGAGTATTTCAGAAGAAATATCAAGAGGAATATCGACAGCATCGCCGTATGCTGAAATAGCCCGTAATATACGCAGTCATGCAAATATCACGGTCAATCAGTCAATGAGAATAGTAAGAACAGAGGGTAACAGGATACATAATCGTTCCGCTCTTGATGCCGCTTTAAAAGCAAAAGCGAGAGGAGCGGATACCGTAAAAGTCTGGGACGCTACCCTTGATGGTGTGACACGCCCGCATCACAGACAGCTTGACGGACAGGTAAGAGAACTGGAGGAAGATTTTGAAGTAGATGGGTTGACTGCGTGTGCACCGCTGAATTTTGGAGTTGCGGCAGAGGATTGTAATTGCAGATGCGTTTTACTTACAAAACCCCGATGGGATTTAGACGGCGCATTTACTAAGCGGAATAATGAAACCGGCGAGCTGATGCATTTTGATAATGTAAAAGATTACTATGATTTTAAACAAAAGTACTGGGATTATATTGACAAATCAGGTGGAAGTGGTATAATAAAAGAAGAAACAGTAAATGGCAACATAAAGCTTGAAATAAATCACGAAAAACAAGCAAGGCATATTAAAGGTGAACCTGAATATAAAGAAGGTAAAAGTTATCTTACTATTTCTGAAAAGGAAACTCAGGAGATTATAAATCATAAAAGCGGAACCGGAAAACTGATTTACGATAGAAAAGGAAATTGGAAAAACAAAGAATTAATTGACTGTGAAAAAGAAATTGGTGTAGACGTTGACATTAATACCGGAATTGAAACCCCAACAGATAAAGCAACGATTCATTATTCAAAAACCGGAACACATTTAGTTCCGAGAAAGGAGGAAAGTCATGATTGATTTGCGAAATTATTTGTTTAAAGATGTAGTATTAATTGATATTGATAATAAGCGGTGGGAAGGTCGTGTTTTTTCCTTTCATGATGCCGAGGATAATGATGATAATGAATACTCTATTACATTAGAAGTTCCTGATAATAATTTAATAGAATTTACAAAGTCAGAAATAATATCTATAAAAATTGTATAACATAAACCGCCCGAATAAGGCGGTTTTCTTATGCGTAAAAAGAGGTGATAAAATGAAATGCCCGTATAATAGAAAGTCTGAAACTCAATTGCAAAACTGGAATCAGAATCCAGATGACAATCAGAATTTTACAGATGGCAAAACAGTAACGCAGACAGTTTTTGAACTTATGGACTGCGGAAAGGAAAATTGCGGAGCATGGCATGACGGAAAGTGCTGCTATGCGGCTGTTAGTTTATGTAATGAATAAAAATAAATAGTTTACAAGCATCTCGAAAGAGGTGCTTTTTTAATGCCCAAAATTTAAGAAAGAGGTCAACTTTATGAAAAAATTATTTATTTC